TGCGATGACGATAATGACGATTGCTGCCCACATAGCTTAGAACCCCGACTCAAAGAGGTTGACGGGCGGCACAAGCGGATGACCGCCGAACCGTGGAGTATTGTTGTAGCGCGTCTTACAGTGTCCCTTCCAAGCGTGGTCACATCCACGCGTGAACTGGACCGCCGTGCCGGCAGCGATGCGCCCGAACGGATAGTTGACTGTCAGCTCGCCGTTGCCGTCGTCCGCGCCGATGATCATGCGACGTTCATTCTGCGATGGGATCAGAATCTCACCGCCAACAAACTCGTTCGGGGCGAACGTCCCATAGCTGTTCATCTTGACGACTTGTCCGCCAGCCAGCACCTGCTGTACGGTCGTGCTCACGCTGTTGTCAACTCGCGGGACGCCGCACGTCTGCGGATCGAACAGGACGTGATTGCAAGGACTCTGGAAGTAGAAGCTGGGGCAAGCAGCGCCCAGCACGCTGGAGAAGATCGACGGCACATCCAGAGTCGCCTTGCGCTGCTTGATGCTGATGTTGGTGACCGGGCCGCGCCAGTAGACCCTGTAGTTGGTCTCATACGGCAACAGGTCACGATAGATGCGGATGATGTTGAGAAGCAGCTTGGGTGGCGTCGTCTGGAAGCCGTAGTCAGCGATCAGCTCAGCAGTCACCGGCATGCTGATCTTGACTGCTGCGTTCTCTTCTGTGTTGGTGCCGGCCTTGATGCTGTTGCGCGACAGGTCGGCAATCGGCGTGTAGGTTGTGCCATTGAAAACGAACGCCTCAGCGGCGCTCGTGTAGTAGTAGTTCTTGTATGAGCCCAGGAACTCGTACAGCTCGACAGGGTCACTGTCGTGTACGCTGGTCTCCTTGTCATCGATGGCGCTCATTCTTTCACCGTCCTCACGCTGAACTTGATGATGCTGTCAAGCTGGTAGTGTTCCCATTCAATCTCGTCACCAGAGATGCGTTGCTTCAGCAGATAGCTTACCTGATTCACCTGAGCCCAATCAGCAGCATTCGGCAACGCAGGTGCGAACGTGACAGCGCAATCGCCAGCTTCATTCTTGGTCGCGGCAATCACCTTGGCATAGTGGATGCCGGCATCCGTGTACAGCGCCAGATAGTGGTACGCGAGCGCAGGCCAGAAGTTGTCCACATAGCTGGGGCCGGAAAGGATGATGCTGTCCGCTCCCAAGCCCACAGGCGACGCCAGAACTTGATCCGGGCGATAGGTGGACATGAGGAAGGTGTTGAAGCTGCCCTTCATCTCATCAGCGAACTTGCGCCAGTAGTCCATCTCATCGATGCCAGTGCGATGCTGACAAACGTACCGGCCAATGCGCTGAACGCGCCAGCTGTATCCCGTCTCCACCTTCGTGAAGTCCCAGTCCGTGGCAACATCAAACAAGCCAGTCTGCGAGTCGAGGATTTCCTGCCCAGTATCGAAGCTGTGATCAACGTCATTGTTCGCCAGCGGGCGGCGCTCCAGCACAAAGTAGCCGTCCAGCGTGTTGAAAGAAGTCGTCACGCCTTGTCGCGTCACTGAGCGCGGATAGGTCGCATCACTCGACATGGTAGCGGTCGCGTAGTGGTTGACTGCCGCGCGCGACATGCTGAGGTTGTTGGGAAGGATGGACGGGAAGATGCTGATGACCTTCGTGCCCTTCGGGATCGCCACGCTGAGCGGTGCCATGGTCGTTGCGCTGGAGGTTCCGATAGCATCGAGCTGGATGAGCACCGCGCCAGTTTCCAGCAGCAGCAGCACATAGTCCTCATCACGCAAGTCGCAATATGCCGTGTTGAACACAAGCACGGTGTCGCCAGCTGCCGCCGCTTCCGTGGTGATGGTCGCATATTGGAAGTAAGGCACGAACAGACGGCCAGCCGCGCTGAGCAGCGTCTTGTACTGGTCTCGCACTTCCGCTTCCGACTCAAAGACCAGCGACGTGGACAGCGAGCGACGCGGGACGCCGCGAAGGGCGACGCGCTGCTCAGTGCCATCCCAGCTCACGTGAACGTCAGTCAGCCAGCGCCAGCGCTCGCGAACAGGCACATTGGGCACTGCCGGCAGGACCACGGCGCGATTGCCGACGATGACCACCGGCAGCGGGTCTGCCACTTCCGCGAAGTCGAACATGATTTGCGCGTTGATCTCGGGCGGACCATTCGGCGTGATGCGCACTTCCCAGATGCGCTCCGTGAGTGGCGTGAAGACGTAGGGCAGCGGGTCGCCGACTGCGGAGATGCCGGAGCCGTTGTTGATCAGTACCGCGTCGAGAGTTGCGCTTTGTGTCGTGTAAGCGTTCCACACGGAGATGTTGCGGTTGACGGTGCTGGCGACCGTACCAAGGTCGATCCGCGACGGCTGGACATGGATGCGCTCATAGTAGTCGCCCTTGAACGATTCCTCGATGGCGCCGCGAATGCCCCAGTTGTTCGCGGCAGGCATGCGGTCTACGTTCCCGTAGCGAACGCTGACAGGCTGATAGCGCACGTCATAGTACATCAGAACAATGACGGCTTCTTCCAGTTCATTGAGCTCAGTCGAAAGCGCCGGGTTAGCGGCGCCATAGATGACCGGGGCTGTAGTGTTGCCGACGATGCCTGCCATGTCACACCGCCGGGAGACGGATGGCGACACCGAGCGTGCCGCTGTGGAGCGCCCCCGTTGCCCAGCCTACACCGTCGCGCTGAGCAGTGTTCTTGGCGTGGAGCGGGTAGCACTTCCACTGATCGCCGCCATAGGTGATGATCTCTCCCGGTTGAACATTGTCGATGCGCAGGCGTCGAGCATGTCGCATGATGACGCCTGGGGTGACCAGACCGCTGCCGCGCCGGATGGTGGTCTTCGCTTGGATCAACACCTCAGCTTCATTGAAGCTGGAAGGGAGTGCAACCATCAGCAGAGTAGAGCCGTGCCACGGGCCTTGCTTGAGATTGCCAGGAGTATCCGAGTTGGCCAACCCCCAGTTATTCTGACTGGCAATCGCATCCAATCCATGATTGAGGTAGCTGGCTTGATAGCTGTAGCCATCACCTTCATAGAAGTAGCCGCCAGCCATGCCAGAGTATGCGATGATGAAGATGTAACCGCGACCATTGTTGCTTTCGTTATAGGCGTTGATGAACATCTTGCTGGCATAGGTTGAATCACCATCAGCATCAACGTCCGCGCGATACGTGCCAGTCATCCACATGCCGGTGCCGCCGATCCCGGCAATGTCGCTCTTACCCCAGTTGAGGTGCTGGTACTTGTCGCCACCGTAGTTGATGATCACATACACTTCTTCCGGGTCGTCATGCCAGATGATCTCATAGCTGATCGGAAAGGTGATCGGCGCGGCAAGCGGGGACTCCATCTTGGCGCCATCCCAATTGCCGGCGCCAACGGTGTTCGATGGACGGCCCGTCAACGCTCCAGTCCCGCTATCGCGGCCCGTCCCCGGATACGCAACAAGGTACGTCGCGCCATTGCCAATCCACAGGTACAGCGCCCCCTTGGAGAGAATGCGCGTGCCAGCAGCGTTGGCAGACTGATCTGTCCACCCGTGCGTCGTCAGGAAGTTAATGATGGCAGTCTGAACGTCCGCGAAGCTGGAAGCGCTGCCAGAGGTCGAGTCAGAAGCCATTAGGTCATCTCCATTGCGATGAAATTGCTGAAGCCAGTTCGATTGACGTCTTGAAGGATCACGTGCGCGCGACCGCCTGCCGCTAGGACGGCATCCACAGCCTGTAGCGGCGTCATGCCAGTTTGGTCAACCGGCGTACCGCCTTGCTGAAGGACATTCTCCACGCCATTGTTGAAGCCAGTGATATGACGAATGTTGTCCAGCTCACCCCACAAGTTGCGAGGGTTGGGGTTGTACAGCATGATCGGATTGAGAATGTAGTCCACTCCTGCCGGGCGCTCCGCACCATCATTCGTCTGGTCACGCCACGGGTCGTGGTACTGCTGAGCCCAAGCGCCATCAGGACGACGCAGGTACAAGCGCGATTGATCTTGACTGCCGCTACCCCAAGCATTGATGCCAAAGCCGTAGTAGGGGAACTGATACTGTGTGTCGCTGAAGCGGCGCGCTTCCTTGCCATCGAAGCAGCCAGCAGTGATCAAAGGGGAAGGGAACTCACCAGGGCGGGCATAAGGGAACATTTTGCCAACATAGAAGTGCGTGTACACCGGGGTGCCGACCTTGAAGCAGCCGGCAATGCGCTGCTTGTTGGCGGTCAGGAAGTAGGTGACAGCATTGTTGTGGCACGGCACGCCGCAGAGGCGAGCGCCGGGCTGCGCCTCAAAGGTATTGCCGACGATGTAGCCGGTGAAGCACGACACGGCGATGTTGTAGTAGTCGCTGGCCACGCTTTGATAGGTCTTGAAGCCAATGAAAATGTCCTCCGACCCGGACAGACCATCGGAGTTCATGATCAGCTCCTTGTCCGCGCCGCTCGTGTCATAGCGCAGCGTTGTCCAGCCCACAGCTTCCAGCAGCGTCTTGATCGCTGCCAGAACCTTGTAGTGGGCTTCATCGCCAAGCCCTCCCGTCACCGTCGCAATTGCATATCCCATGTTACACCTCAGCTGTTAAGATTCAGGGCCTGACGGAATGCCGCAGGGTCTTCCGCAAGCATGTTGACAATGGCCTGCTTCGATTCTGGATTGCTTGCCAACTGCTTCGGCACCTCATTCGGGTCTTTGACGTTGACGATTGTAACCGGAACACTCACCTCTGTAGGCTGTCCAGCGTTCTCCAGCGCACGCGCCTGTGCCGGGGTGTTGACGCTGATCCGCTCGCCCGGAGTCGCGCGGAAGGCGACCGTTTGCGAGTCGGGGCCGCCAGAGCCGCCGACGACCATTTCCCCGCCAGTGCGGAAGCCGGTGGAGGCGATCTGCGCAACGTTCGCTGCCGCCAGCGCCGCCTGAGCTGCCGCGAGCGGGATGTTGTACGGGTACGGGGTCTCAGCCATGGTCTTCTGAACCGCCAACACACCATCAATGGTCGCCTGAACAATCGCAGCAGCCTTGCCAATCTGCGCCAGCTTCTTGTTCTCGCTGGTGGACAGCTGGGTGAGCGCTCCGAAGAACTGACGGGTGTAGTTGAGGCGCTGCTCCAGCAGTTGCTGGTCAGCTTGGTTGCGCAGCATGCCTGCGGTTTGCGTGTTGATGATGGAGGCATCCTCCAGAGCCTTGATCTGCTCGTAC